CCTTTTGCTGCACTATCTTGTTGTCCTGCAACATACGAAAATAATCTGTACTGTGACTTAGCTCTAACAACTAAACTGCTAAAAGAAGTACCTGTTCTGATAAAGTCACCTAAGGTACTCTGTATTGATTTAGAAACAATACCTAAACCAAAGTCACCAATACGATCAGTAGCACCTAAGAGTCTTAAACCATCAGCAGTGAGAAACATAATATCCCCACCTATTTCTTGTATACTATCTCCGTCAATACAACCAATGTCTTCACTAATTGGTGCTAATACAAAGTTAGCTAGTGATGTACCTGATATTTGTTGTATGGTTCTGTCTGTAAATATTATAAGTGATTCTCTAAAAGGTACTAAACCTGTAACAGAACCACCAACTCTAAAACTACCACCACCATTTCCAGAAGTAAAATCACTATCTAATAATGGACCTGTAAATGTAACTACGTCTGCTTTACCATAAAATAAATGTTTCTTAAAACTAGCTACATGCGTTGCAGATATAGCATCTGATGGTGCTCCTGTTAGTTCTACAAAACTAGTGCCATCATATAGTGCAGGTGGATTAGCCCCATCAACTATTGCAACCTTACGTGTACCTGCAAAGTTATACTCTGCAAACCGTGTCTTACCTGCACCCTCTCTGTTTAAACTAATAAATGTTACTGCAGCATTATCAGCAGGAGTAGAGGCTAGGTTAGGAGCTATGGCTAATGTTTGTCCACCAGTACCTCCTGCAGCAGAAGTAACAGTATATACTTTATCAAGACCAGCTACCGTAAAGATATCACCAGCTTGTGGTGCTACAGTCAACCCATCTACAGCTAGATTACCACCTGAGTTTGAACCACCATTTACTAACACTGTACCATATGCAGGAACGTTAATTTTAGTATATCCATCACCAGATGTTTTATATAAGTCTGAGTTTAGTGCTACTAAAACATCATCACCAAAGACTTCTACACCCTGTGTTTTATATGCAGAAGCATAGGTTAAAAATGTTAAAGCTGCTGCATTTGCAGGGCTAGAATCTAACGCAGGGGTTATAGTAAGTGCTGTTGTATTATTAGTAGCATTAAAGCTAACAGCACCTATAGTATATGTACCATCTATTCCTGCTACTGTAAATGTATCTCCTACAACAGGGGTAGTATGTGTTCTTGATACATTTAATGTTGTACCTGTTTGACTTGCACCATTAACAACTGCAAGTCCATAGGGTGGTATTTTGTTTGGATCAAACTTAGAAAACCCAAGTATTCGTCTATATCCACCCACAATAGATGGTTCAAAGTTTGTTAGCCTAATTGCAGATCCAGGCATGTTAAGACCTTGCTGCAATGGACTGACGTTTGTTACAAGTCCTCCCTTAATCTCTACAGGAAATGTCTGTCTAGTTGTGGGCATAGTTTACAAAACCCTGCTAGGTAAGATTTTACTATTCATAGTCCCAGTATTAATAACATTTGATCTAATATAATCGTATCTGTTTACATACAAAGTACGCATATTTTTAATACCATCATCAAAAGCACTTTTTAAAATCATAGCCTCTTGTGTTTCACCTCTAAACATATAGGCAACATACATAGCCCCATCTACAATTACATATCTAAATTGCACTGGTAAACTTGGCACATCTGTAGCTGCAGATAAATTTGTAGGTAATTTATAATAGTCAAATTCTAATACGTATTGTTTGTCAGGGTATGGGTATAACAGATAATTATTATCAGGAGTTCTTACAATAAGTCTAGGTATTTCTCCCTCTGTAAACTGTGTTACTGTTGTACTGTTTGCTATAGTTGCTGCTGTTGTATTATTAGCACCTCTTGTACATCCAGTAAAGTCGTTACCTGATATACCTGTGTAGGTTATCTCTTCTCCACCTATAAACAAACTTCCTGTAGAAGTAAACCCTGTAGTAGAGGCAACTGTTATAGTTGTTACTGAAGCAGACAAACCATCAGTAGCATTGATAGTTGTAGAGTTTATTATGTCTTCTTGGTTTGCATAGTCTCTAGAAATATATTCTTTGTAATCTAATATATCTAAATTATTACCAAGAGATCCTAAGTCACTATCTCTTTTAATTCTAGCTGTACTATAATCTACAGATTTTGCATCTGTTGGTATTGAGTATCTTACTACACCAGGAGTTAGTGTTTTTGTTTCTGTATCATGATTAAATGGAAAACCATATTCATGTTGATTAATATATCTAATAGATGCATTTACAGCATCCTTTACCATTGCATACTCTCCAATGGCAGAGGCAAAATTACTAGATGTAAGTTCTACTTCGTTTAGTCTTCTATTTACATCATTGACTAAACCTAGATAATCATATGCCATTATAATTCCTTAGAGTAAGCTAAAGGGGCCAACGTAAGTCAGCCCCTAAAGTTTTTATGCAAGCAGATCACGATCCACTTCTGTAGCTTCTACACCACCACGAATACTTGTTTCAATGCAACAAGCCATTACACGAAGTTTACCTTCCGTAACATCTGCACTAGAGGCAGTCAATACAACGTCAATAGTATCAGTTGTAGTTACGTGTTGTGTAAAAGTAATAGTACCTGATGTTGTCATTGCAGCACCGTTACTACCACTAGCTAAGAATGTGCCAGCAGCAGCACTAACATCTGCTCCATCAACAATATCATCACCCTCTGCAAAGTCAATATCTACAGATGGTGAAGTCCCGTTAAAAGACTTTAGAATTTGAGCACCTGCAAAAAGCACCATTGTATTAGCTGGGATTTCTAATACTTGAAAGATATCCCCATTTGTACAAGAGTATCCGTCCTCAACCATTTTTTCAATGTCGATGACTGCTTCACGCATATACATTCCAAAGCCTTGGAAACGTGAGGGTGGTACAGCAACAGAGTTAGAATCAACACCAACTGTTGCTTTTGAAGTTAAGTCAAAAGTAGCCATAGTTTATCCCTCCCTTACGCTGCGTTATACTTGGCAGTAGCAATAGCTTCAGGACGAAGTATTTTTCTGCCGTATAAATGCATACCACGAACAATGTCAGCAAAGCTGTCAGGGTCACGATATGTTTCAGTCTTGTTAATCTGCTCTGCAGTTGCAACAGCAGAATCATGTCCAGCAACAATCACACCAAAATTTGAGTTCTGGTTAGCTGTTCCTGATGTACCTGGTCCTGTGCCTACTGCTGGTAGGTTTGAGGATGAGTACAAACGGAACCCGTGAAAGTTATTGATCACAAGACCATTACGTAGTCCACCAGACTCACCGTAATCTCCATTCATGAAGCGACTGTCCTCATCGGAAAGTATCTCCATAAATACAGGGTCGATTACCAGCCAACGCCCTTGTGTATCAACTTGTTGCTGATCAAGCAAGCGTTTCATACGTGCTACAATCATAGCAGGTGAAACAGTTGCAGTTGGAAGTGAAGTTGCACCTGGCATACGTGCAGTTACTGGAATTGAGTGATCACCAGCAGATGCCGTAGTAATGTTGCCAAATGAGCTTTTGATCAACTTCATACTAGAAAGCAGTTCGTCTGAACCTGCGGTAGTTACAGCCTTTGTGCCATTAACAACATCATTAGCTGTATCTGCTTTTGAGTGTATAGCAGACTGCTTAAAGCCTGATAGATAGCCAAGAACTTCTTGGTCATACTGATCAGCTAGACGATAAGCTGCACGGTCTGTTGCCAGATCCATGAAGTTTACGTGAGAGTGGGCTTCCTCAATGTCATCCATTTTAAAAGCAAAGTAGTTACTTTTGTCCACTACTAACTGATAATCTTCATCGTCAAGGTCTTGTGCTGTGACAGTTGTGCCTCTAGCATATTCCTTCACTGAGATTTCAGGTTCTTTAATGATACGTACTGTATCACCTTGTGCAGATATCTCCCCAAAATAATCTGAGTTTGTGATATCGCCTACGGTAGCAGCTTTACGGAATGCAAGCTGTACCTTTTTAGAATAGATTATGGGACTAAAATTACCGTTAGGTAAATTACCATAACCTGCTGCGGTTTGAAAAGCCATGGTTAAATCCTCCTGATATTTGGCTTTAGTAAAGCTAACACCATTAAGAGGCTGTTACATTTTCTAGGGTGCAAGCATACTGATCAGGTTAGCTTGGGCCTATACTTGAACAGGTAGTTCTTCGTAGTTTAGACTTTTATTGAAATGAGCATGAACAAAAGGTAGTCAAAAGAGGCTTTTGTTACATGTCCCTAGTTATACTATTAACTTTTCATTTGTCAATAGTTATCTTGCAGATCCTGATATATCATACACAAATTTACCACTACGTAATGCAGCGTTTATGTTATCAGAGTTTTCTGCAAATTCTCTGTCAGACATTTTAGCAACGTCTGATTCTTTAATCATGTTGTTAGCATCAGCAAGGTCTACTTCTGTTTTACTTTTTCTAGCTACAGTCTTAGCAGCATTCTTAGTATTCTTTTTTCTATCAGAAACAGTAAGACCATTGTCCATTTTATATAAGTCAATAACTCTAATTACTGAGTCAGGGTCATCTGAGTTTTCATAGAGAGCATCCTTAACCCACTTAGGTTGTTGTTCTGCCCAGTTGTGAAACTCATCTGCTGCTCTAAGATCATCAAAGTCAGAGTGAGCTTTGCGTATTAAGTTTTCTGCACTGTCACGTTTTAGCTCCATACGTTCTTCATCAATCTCTTTAATACGTATGTTTGCTTTTTCAAACATTTCTTGTGCTTTTTTAGCTGCAATAGTTTCTACAATCCCAGCTACATCAGGATACTCTTTTGCCCAGTTGTCTATATCTTCTTCAGACTTTGGTGGTACTATACCTTCACGTTCAGATCTTTTTTCTAAAGCACTAAACTTTTCTTCCCACTCTTTTTCTTTTTGTTGGATATGCCTCCGTAGATCGCCATATCTCTTCTTAAAAGTTCTTTCTTCTGCAGATAGTGTCTTTTCTTCAACTTCTGTATTGGCCTCTTCCTCTTGGGCAACTTCTTCTTTTGGCTCTGCATCTACTGGGTTTTCTCCTCTTGCTTCAGCTTCAAGTTTTTTAATCTCCTCTTCTTCAGCTTTTAACTTCTTTTGTTTCTTTTCGTAGTTGTAACCACGGTCAACAAATCCTGCAGTCTTCTTTGTTTCTACTTGTGCTAGTTCAGGCATATTATTTTCTCCTTATGTTGGGGCCAGCTATTACACTGGGTAGCCTTATTATTTTTTGTTTACCTTTTTTCTTTGCATTAAACCACCTTTGTTAAACGGTCCAGAACCAATGTTTGTGGGAAATCCTGGTGGCTCACTTCCACCACCACCTGAAGAACTTCCACCGCCACCAGTAGGACTTCCACCAAATTCTTCTGCTGGATCTGGTCCCACACCACCAAAACCACTATCCGCAGGTGGCGCAGGATCTGGGGGTGCAGGTGCAAAAGAGGGTCTGGGCCTCTCTCTATTTGAATCACCTGATGTGTCTTCAGTAGGTGTTGGTTCAGTCTTAGTAGTGGTAGAGGTATTTTGACTCATCCAATTTCTTAGTTCATTTCTAGTTGTTGTGCCATCATCATCAAAATCAGCAACACTTCTAATACCTCTAGTTCTAATTTTTCCTGATGCTAAAGTAGATACTAATTTAGGGTCAAGATTATTATCTTTTGCATATTTATCAACTCTACCCCTTAATTCATTATAAGTATCGTCACCAATCTTACCAGCAGCTTTTGCTAACTCAATAGACGAAAATGCTTTAGAAACATTACCTAGTTTGTCTATACCCTCTACAAGACTTATAACTGGAGTTTTTAGGCCAAATATACCTGAAGATTTTGGTTCTGCTAATATATTGTCTAGATAACCAGACACGTTATTAAAGTCTACTTCTTTATACCAAGGATCTTTTGGTTCAGGTGTAAATCTACTACCACCACCACCTCCACCTGTAGATTGTTGCACTGGCTTTGGTGCTGTTGTGCTATAACCTTGAGATATTAATTGATTATATCTTTCTTGATCTTGTGGTAACATTAAAGTTACAACTTCACCATTAGGTCCATAAAGTGTTGTTGGTTTTTGTTGTACCTCTCCAGTAGGGGGTTGAAACGCACCTGCTCCTGGTTTTTCAAAACTAAACTCACCAGTATATATTGACCTATTAGGTTGACCTGGACCTGTCTGTGTTACAAACTGTTCAGTTATACCACCATTAGACATACCCTGTGGTTGTTGATACATAGCCTTTTGTTGTTGGTAGGGGTCTGCCATCTGAACCATACCACCGTTAGCCATTCTTTGTATCTCTTGCATTTCCTCTCCTGTGAGAGGACCACCCATAGCCATTGCTTTGGGTCCACCTACAGGTACAGGTTCTCCACCAATACGTCCATCACGTTCCATCTGACCAAGACCACCCTTAGCTTTGTTACGTAAATCCTCAAAGTGTTTTACCCCATAGTATTGTACTACGTCAGCAGGAACTACATACTCACCCTCTGATAACTGTGCAGGTATGTCATCTCTTACTTCTTTAGCCATAGAACCAGGTGGTATTTTATTACCTGATACAGGGTCTACCTTCATACCATCGTCCTTCAGACCACCCTGTTGCATGAAAGCCATTTGCATTTGTCTGTTCATTGTTACCCCACCCTCGTTAAAGATTCTTAGTTTACCGTCTTTTGTTCTTACTGCCATTTCTTTTAAATCAGAAAGGGTAGCAGTTTTAACATTCTTTGCAAGAACAAGAGGACCAACTTGAATTAGTTCTTCCGCATCAAATACAGGTTTTCCTGTAGCTTTGATATAGAACTGGCTTCCTCTATACGGATTCATTCCCACCTGTGTCCATTCTTTTGAACCAGACTCTATAATAGAAGCAGCCATTTCCTGTAGCTTATATGGATCTTCTGGTACGTACTCTCCAAATGCACGAGCTATTGTAGCTTTGGTTTGTTTGGCAGGTTCACCAGTCTTTTTATCTATAGCATCTTGCAATGTCTTTCTATCAGTACGTTTACCTCTAGCAATATCTAAAGCAGTTTCAGGTATAGAACCAAACCTAACATTCTTCAGTCTTATTGCTTGTCCATATCCTAGAACAGATCCTTTTAAATTTATTTTTTCTTTAGTGCCACCATCGTGTATAGACACAACCCACTTATCATACTTGTTATAAGCAGGAATATCTAAACGTGCTCCTAAGAGTTGACCTGCTTTTAGATTAAAACCTTTTACACCTAGTATACCGTAGTCTCTTGCTTTTTTACCCATTGCTCCTGTTACATCAGTAACAGTAGGCATCATTCTTCTTACTTGATCAGCAGTGTATTCTTTTGGTGCAGGTATAGCACCACTAATACGACTACGTGCTTCCTTAGATGTTATCTCACCTCTAAATAAAGCTTCTGCTGCAGCTTCAGAATCTTCAGGGTTTTTTTGTCTTTGACCTTTTCCACCCTCTTTTTTCTGCCAAGCCTTTAATGCGTCAGGATCATCAATAAGTCTTTCTGCTTCTTTTACATCTGCGGCTCTATCAAATAATTTTGTATCTGTAGGAGTAGCTACCTCTTCAGCTAATCCTATTCTCTTTTTTACTCTGCTTAAAAAACCTGTTTCTTTTGGTTCCTCTCTTGGTGCTTTCTTATAAAGATAAGGATCTAATTTACCAGTATAATCAAGCCCACTCTTATTTGGAGTTTTAAGACTTTCTTCTATTCTCATGTCTATACGTTCATCTACAGGAAATTGATCAGAACCTTCTGCTCTTCTTTCTACAAGTCTAGATTCTATCTCTCCACTAGCACCACGATAAAATTGATATTCTGCACCTAATTCTTCTGCTTCTAAAAGATATATCTTATTCTGAACATTTTGTAGTTCTTTCATAGTTTCCTTTTTTTCTTTTGGTGATAAAGATTTAAAAGGAAAGTCACCTAATTTTTTCTTTAAAGCGGCCTCTTTAACTATTAAAGGACTTTTTAATTTATCTAACTCTTTAGATTTTTCTTTTAAAAGTTCAGGATTTACTGATGCCAGAGTTGCCCCTGGCGCAAAACCTACTTCTTTATTTTGTATTACGTGTTGAATCTCATGTAAAAGAGTGCTTTTAATATCTTCAATATTTTTAAAATCTTTATGACCTGCATTAATAAAAATTTTATCTCCCCCAGAAACTTTTCCTCTAATGTTACTTTTAGGATCACTATATAAAGTAATAGTCTTATCTTTTAATTCAGGGTATCTTTCGTATAAATTTTCATGCTTAAAAAGATCTTTAAGAGTAAATCTAAAAGATGTGGGAAAATTTTCATCTTTAAATTCATCAAAGGTTACAAAAGTTTTATCTCTAAATTTTTTTGCATCTATAAAAGATTTACTGTCATCTATCTCAAAACGCCACTGTCCATCAGTAGGATCTACAAACCAACCTGTTTGTTTCCAAATTTCTTTATTTTTAAAATAACTCTCTTGTATATTAGTAGGATCTACATTAGCTTTTTTTAAAAGTTTTATTGCCTTTTTTAAATTTTTATCCTTGTAAGCACCTTCAGCACCAACACCACCAAAAATTCTTAGTGCTCCCTGAGGCACATCAAAAGGCACAGATGCTACACCTGCTCCTGCAGCTAGTGAAAACACATCCCCTAGAGTGCCTCTACCTTTAAACATTAGATCACCAAGATCTTCTACAGAACTTACTGCAGACTGTCCTGCTTGTTTAGCAAACTCTTTTAATTGATCTGTAGTGGGCAGCTTTGGATCTTTTAAATATCCTCTTACAGTCTCTTTAATTTCAGGTATGGCCTCTTCTACTTTAGTTCGTAAAGTTCTTTGATCAGGATTTACCCTTACAGTATAAGTTCCCAACCTTCCTTGAAAAACTGGATTACCTGCATCATCAGTACCTACTTGACGATCTTCTGTACTAGAACCCATAGGTCTTTGAAAAAATGGCACAGTTTCTAGAGGATGTTTAGTTTTTAGTTCAGGCTTTGGTCTATCTGCACGTCTACGTCTACCCTCTGCATCTACATTAAATACTTGTTCTGTTTCTGTTAAACCACCCTGTTGCATACCTTTTCTAGTCTTTGATCTTTCTTTTGCATACATAACTGCTTCTTTTTCTGTTTTAAATGCAGGAAGTTTTTCTCCAGTTAAAAAATCAATAGGCCCATGCTTATCAATATACTCTATAAGTGCATCATCATTATAAGGTTGTTTACCTTTTTCATCTACAGTTGGTATAGTATAGAACCTACCATCTGATGCTTTTACAGTAGTAGTTCTTTCAGAATAATCCTGTCCACCATCATTCCAAATAATCCTACCAGCAGAAGTTCTTTTACCTGTGTCTACTGGTTCAGCCATTTACTTTGTCTCTAAGTCTTACCAAAGAACGCAAGGCACGTATCTCACCCTGTAGTCTAAACATCTCATCTGGTTCTCTAGACTGCTCTAGTGCAATCTGTGACATTATTATACGTTCACCTATTTCTTCCAGAAACGGATTGTATAACTCTGGGTTATTTACAAAAGGTTTAAGTGTATTATTCACGACTAGTTTCATCACTGTACTGGTTGCTCATTGCCTGAGAAGCCCTGTTCTCCTGGCTGAGGAGCTGTTCCTGTTCCTATAGTACCTCCCCCACTACCTTGTGTATCCTGCACTCCTGCGCCAGCAGGTGGCTTCTGTGGGGATGGTGGCTGGTTTACACCCTGTTGTGGTGGTGGTGGATCAGGGTTTGCTTCCTTAAACTTCTTGAGTATCTCCGCCTGTATAGCAGCCTCAGTCATATTGTTACCCACCTTGTCAGGATCAAGGTCCATAGACTTAGCAATCTCACGAACTACGTAGTCCATTCTAAAGAATGGTGCTAGTGTTGGGTTCTGTCCTATCTGTAGGAACTGCATCAGTCGTTGGCTACGTACTTCATTAGCCATTAGACTTTCTGTGCCACGAGCCTTAATTTCTAAGTCACCCTTAATCTCTTGGTCAAAGTCAAACTGCATGTTAAAATTAAAGAATGCTTTACCAAGTGGTGCTAGTAGGTAGTCATCTATATTTTTTACAACATTCCTAATACTACCGTTGGCAGCAGACATAAGCATAGAAATACCACTAGCGGTACGACCAACACCTGAAACGCCTGTCTGCCCATGAGCAAACGAAGGAAAACCAGTAGACTCATCTGCTAATACCCTTGCCTTATCAAACATCTGCATGTTTTCATTAGATACATTTGGAAACTTTGTACCAAAGATAGCCTGACCAGGAGCACCACCCTGTCTCCTAAATATCTTGCCAGGATATACAGACAAGTCTTGTCCAGGGACTAGATTAGTTTCATCAACCTCAATCAACAGATTGCCTGACAGTGCAGCATTATCTACTGCCATACGCATAAACCCATTCATTAAAGTCTGTGTGTCATCCATGTTCTCAGCAATACCCACACCAAAAATACTGTAAGGGTTCATCTCATAAGGGGCAGCAAAATACGGAATGTAAGCAGGGGTAAAAGGGTTCATTACTAAACGTAACACCTGACCATTACATATCCACACATTTACACTTAGCTGTTCTGTATCCTGTAACTCTTTTGGTATTTCTATATCTTGTTCTTCTAGTATTTCAGTATCAACAAAACCCCAAAACTCTAACACCTCAAATCTTTCTGATTTAGATTCTTGTGCATCATCCTCCATAGCCTGTTCCCACCATTCTTTTGTGTAGGACTCACCTAGAGACAAGGCATTGTCTATTGTATTTTTTCTAAAGTATGGTCTGTTTTTTAAAGCACGTAGTTGAGAACGAGACATCTTGTGACGTTCCACAATATACTCTGCTTCTTCCATTGTAGCTGCATCAGGGTCAGGGTAAAAGTTCCAGATAGAAACGTTAGTAGTTTGTGGTATTGTTTTAAATACTGGAGAGTAGTTACCCTCTTCATCCCAGTTAGGGTACTCTTTGTCCATAGCAAACGGACCCTTCATAATACCAGTGCCAAACAAGGCTGACTCAAATGCTGCAGCCCTCATGTGTTTCTTTGCATGGGATTCTTCTAACTGGTCATGTATCTTTTTCTCCATCTTCTTTGCTGCAACTTCTGCAGGATAAAACTGTGGAGAGGTTGGTGTTTTAGCATAGCCAGGTTCTAATTTATCCATCACAGGTTCTAGGTTATCTTTTAGAGCACCAAGACGTTCCTGAAACTCTGGAAATGTTTCACCAGGAAGTAACTCAGGCATACCCTCTTTTGCTTTTGTTTGTTCAGGATTAGTTTCAAAGTTTACAACTTCCTCCACACCCTCAGGAAGTCTAGTAGGGTCAATGCTAATAGGAAACTTATTACCACCAAACAACACATCTGCTATCTGACCATAGGCAGCAAGAACTTTTGTTTTAGTTATTTTAACAAATACCTGAGACTTCTCTGAGGAAGTAAACTGCACATCTGGTCCGTATATACCACGATAGTTTCTGTAGGCTTGTATCCAACGGTGTTCCTCTGTCTCTCTTGCATTTTCAGCCTTTTCAAATCTTTCTTTTACAAAACCTACAATTTGACCAGCCTTAGGGTCAGAGTATTCTTCTTCTTTAACATCCTCTATAGAAGAAGTTTCTTCCATGTCCATAAGCATGTCTTCTGTGTCAAATTCTTCTGCCATTAGTTTTCCTTCCAAGGCCCGTTATTAAAGTCATATTCCTGTTGGCATTTAGGACAAAACTGATATTTTTCTGTGTTGTAAATTGTTTCACACTTAGGACAAGTCTTTTGCATTCTAGTAACCAAATCTTGCATCTGATACTTGAAACCCTGTCTTAGTTATAGCAGGATCAAAATCAAATATATTACTTCTTGGTCTTGTCATTATACCATATCTTAATGCATCATACAGGTGATCTTCTGCATTTGTATCTACATCCTCTGGATTATTTTTATCAAGAGGTAGGGCAGGTAACTGAGAAATGGTGTTAGTACAATTATTAAAAAATACCAGTCTAGGTTCTTCAGTAAACTCATCCAACTGTAAACGTCTGTGTATTTCGTTTTTACCTGCAACTCTTGACCCTCTTGATCTATCTGATGGCCTCCACCTACAGCCTTTCATAATCATCTGTTCAGCAAGGCTGGGGCCAGTATCACCACGATTATGCCACAAAGAGGAGTCCAGAACTCCATAACGCATCTTCTCTCCTTCTTCTGCTTCTAGTATCATATCAGCTAAATCAGTAGCTATGACTTTAGAAACATACATTTCTCTGTAGACTACAAGTTGTTCTGAAGGAGATACTGCAAACCAGAGAACCCCCGTGTGTGACCCATAACCATAGTCACAAGCTCTAAACCTAACCCAACTATTAGGTATATCATATGGGTCAACTACATGTTCTTTTCTGTTAAACTCAGGAAATGCAGCACCCTCTTGTATATCCCAGTCACCCTCAAGTAACTGTCTTCTTTGATGTTCTGGCAAGGATAAAAGGTTAGCTTCATACATACCATCTTCTGCCAGATACGGATTGTCAAAGAGGGTGGCTGGTATAAATTTTCTTTTAAACAGAGGCTCACCCTCTTTGGTATGACCCTTAGGCCAAGTAATTACATTTCCTGTGTCTATATCCGTAGCCCAAAAACTTTCATTGTGTGGACTAGGATCAATAAAAGTTTTCTTAACCCACTGATGCCCTGGACCTCCTGGGTTAGTAGTTGCCCTCATATACAAGGGTAATCCACTATTCTTTGATGACCTTAGCCTTGATCTCATATAGTTCCAAGGATAGGGTGTAGGCCACTGTGTAAGTTCGTCAAACCCAATCCAGTTAAATGCCTGACCTTGATAACGCATAACATCATCATCACGGTCTAGATAGGACATCCAGAGAGTTGCTCCACTTGGTGCCACCCAAGTCTTATCCCTCTCCATAAACTTAATTCCAGGAACTGCCTTTGGGTACAGATCTTTTGATATAGAAATAAGTTCTCTTAGTTCTTCTGTGCTTCTACGCACAAGCAACATACTAGCCTGTGAGTTACCAAAGTATCTAATAGGATCAACAACTAGACTGTATGACTTACCACCACCTGCTGATCCTCCATATAATACCTCTTGCTCTGTTGCTGCAAGAAAAGAAGTCTGTGGTCCAGGATTAGGTTGAAAAAGTATTTTTTGTTTTGGTTTCTCAACCTCCTCAAGAGATACCTCTGTTACTGGAGCCTTGGATTCTTTTGATACTTTCTTCAATTTTTTGCGCTTTGTAACTCGCCTCTTTGTACCGCTGGGCATAGTAGCGTTGGTTTGCAAGATCTCTCTTAAATCTCGACTCACGGTTTACCCTTTCATTCAAAGCTACATAACTAATTTCTCTCCCCGACTGTGTAGTTAACCAGTTTGCAACATCTCTGTAGCTATATTTTTTTAAGTGTTGTTTAGCCTGTTCATACAACTCTAACTCAGATGGTATTGGTAGTAATATATCCTCATCCTCAGGATCTTGTTTGTAACCAAATGGTACAACCCTACCAACTCTAACAACAGGATACCAGGTTCTTTTTCCTTCTATAAAATCTGGTCTAGGTAGTTTCCAAGTTTTTTGTACCTTACTCATCTTCTTTCTCTGGTAAGATAAATAAAGGATTTGCTGCCTTAACTTCTACCTTATCAGTTTTAACAAATCCTGCCCTGTCTAATAAATCTTTTGCAGCAACAATTTTTTCTTTGTTACCTAAGTCTGTAGGACTATGCATAACTTCAGCCATAGCCCATGCTGCCTTAGATCCACTGGATGCAATAAACTTTTTAGTAAGTTCTGCAATTTCTTCTTGCAAAGGTCCAGTTACTTGTGTAGAAGATGTATTTGGGGCATATCCAGCAGCCTTCATAGCAGCTACTGGATTACCCTTGCACTCTTCTGTAAACAAAACATCTAAAAACTTTTGTTGTTTTTCTGTAAGATTATGTGCCATATACCTTATGCCATATCTCTGAACGAGACATCCCTATATCTTTTAATGTCCTATCTGACATGTGTTGTAATTGCCAGTAGGCTATTCTTTTTTCTTGTGATTGTTTTATAAAGTTGTATATACGTTTAAACATTTCTATCTCCTTTTTGTGGAGATAGTTTTACATATTTAATAGGTAAGTACAACTTATATTTATGCAACCCCGTTATGTTGGGATTGCATATTTTTTATGATAAAACTACACGTACTGTTGTAGATGTACTACTTGCACGTCTATAGTTTAATATTGTCGCATTGCCCACTGCTTTTGGTACAATGAAACTATGTAGTCCTGCAGCAAGTTCTAAGTCATTATCACCAGCATCAGCTTCTGCAGCAGTAAAACTCATATCTATTGCATGGCTGCAATGAATATAGACTGTGCTTGCATCAGTGCAGACTACGTGTGTTGTGGTTCCATCCCCAAGGGTGACTGCAGTTTGTACAGTCCACCCCAGGTCTTCACCAATCAAACCAACTTGATCAGCCATAGCTACCCCCTAACTTACGTAAAGTTATGAGTTGCAGTACCATCACCAAACAAGTGACCTGTCACCATCCAGATAGCGTCAGTGATAGCCACACACTCTAGGTATCCACCGATAAAACGTCCATCAGTATCAGCATCTAAAACTAACTGATGATCATCTGCAGCAGGAACATTGAAACCATTTGTGTCTATGTTTTCATTAAGAGCAACCACTGTGCCTACATCATCTTTGTCCATTTGCAGAACAACGCCCTGCATTGTATCAGATGAACTTGCAGCAGTCAAAGTAAACGTGCCTGTAAATGTTGTTCCAACATGGAAGTTGTAGTATAAACCTGCTTCTGCTGCAGGAAGTGTTACTGTAATACCACCTGCACGATTAAGAGTAAAGATTGTTCCTGACTCTGCTGCAGTTACTGCTTTAGTAGAATCAGTAATGCTAGTTACTGCTTTCTTTAGTGTTGTAAAGGTAAGTGGTGACTCATACACCTCAATACCTTCTTGCCTTGTTGTTGTTAGTGACATTGTTTATCCTCTCATTTAAATGTTACTATTTCTTTTTATTTTTTTTATTTTTTTCTTTCTTCTCTGCAGCACGTATCTTAGCACGTTGAACTGCAGTCAAAGTTTTAAATGTATCTAATGCTTTTTTAGCTGCAGCATTACCAGGATCATTTATAACCCTTTTTACAGCTTGTTCTCTACGCTCACTTGCAGAGAGAGCTTTTTTTGCATCATCTACTATTTTTTTAACCTCAGGATCGTCTTTTCTAGGTTTAAGTTTAGTTGTTGTTACCTTAGGTTGAGTTGCAGTTTTTGCAACTGGTGGTTCTTTCTTTGGCCTTGCTTTAGGCCGAAGAGATTTACTAGGGGTTAACGGTTTTTTAAGATCTTCTGCAAAAACAGCAGCCATAACTTTACCATTCTTATCAGTGTAGTAGAGTGATCCTGCTTTTTTAGCAGCAGAAATACTTTTGTATTTACCAGCGTTCTTTTTTGCTTGTTTTACAGTCATGCCCTTTGCTTTTAACTTAGCATTAAGATATTCACGGAGTGTAGCCATTACTTCATTCCTTTTTTCATACCACCCATAGCACCACCTTTAGCCATGCGTATGCCAGTATTCATTTTACCTTGTGACTTAACCATACCACCTACATTGTAGGTCATAACCTTGCCACCTTTAGCGTAGGCTTTCTTCTTCATGCCACCCTTAGCCATGCCTTTAGCCATACCACCCTTTTTCATTCCAGCTTTACGGTCTTTAGAAGCAGCCTTCATTGATTCAGTTTTATTACCATCCTTATCAATATCTAAGAAGTCAGGTTTAGCAGCACCACCCATAGCATAACCTTTTTTCATTCCACCACGAGCCATGCCTTTCTTTTTCATCATGCCACCCTTCATCATCCCTTTAGCTTTCATTTTGTGTTTCATTGTTCATCCTCACTATATAAATTGTTAAACACTCGTTGCGTATCCCACACATAGTCTACGTTTTCTTTAGAGTTATAAATATGTTGGTTTGGTCTAAAGTCAGGAGCACCCTCTCCTGTTTCAAACCAAGCTGGGTGAGTTACTCTCACTCTATTGTTGGGTAACGCAACCATGTTACCTGTATAAGGTCCAGCGTCTAGTAGTTCCAACACATGAGACTGTTTGTGTTGCGCTGGGTCATCTGCTACCTCACTATCAGTGTAGTCAACTGTAAAGTAATATTTAGCTGGATAAAACTCTCCATCTATTTTAGCAATCCACGGGGCAGGTGTAGCTCTATTTATTTGGTACACACTGTGATAATGCGACATACAATCCCAAGGTTGAGCAAGGTATGGGGGTAACTCTTCAGGCCATTGCTCATATGGTGTGTCTGCTACCAAAGCTGTTAGGGGCATTCTAGCCCACATAGCTCCCCCGTGAACGTTGAGGTCGTCTTCTGATCCTGACGGTACGCATCCTGTAAATATTACTTGGAAGCTGAGAGTCCTGTTTGGCATTGTTGTTACTGCCACCACCATGCAGTGTAGAAACTCTCCGTGATATTCCTCTAAGTTCTTTGTGTATTCTCTTCTTACCCATGCCTTAAAATATGGTATGTTACTTTGTAGATACGCCATCCTTCTTATGTTTCCTCCGCAAGTCTGCTTTAGCCTGTTTAAAAAGACTAGCTATTGCTGTCTTTCCCATTACTTTAGCACGTTGTTCAGCTACTGTCAAGATCTGAATCTTCCTTGCGTAAGGTTTTTTTATCTTTTTTACTTTTGCTATTGTGGCTTTAGAGTCAGCCATGGTAGCAAATTTAATTGGTACTGTGTCCTTTGGGTTCTCATCCGTATACAGTCTACGTCCAGATCCTTTAGGCTTTTTACCAGTGCCTACCTTTGGGTCTTTCTTTTTCATGCCACTATGAAGTCTACACGTTTAGACTGAGGATGATGTTGATACTCAGTGTCGTATCTATACTTGTCTGCCTTTCTATCCACTGCCTTTGAACTTTCCTCAACACGTTGTGCTTTCTTCTGAGGCCAGTCTGGTACTACCCTGTCCTGTGGTATTGGTATTGGAACTGCTATAGGATCTATGTTCATTTCTTTTTC